TATAATAGTATGTTTTCCAAGATTCTATTAATTCCAATCTTGGAAAAATCAAAACATGAAACTTGAAAACTCTATAAAAATTTCATGAAACAAAAGTGATTCTATCTTTTCCTAAAGAATCAAATAGTTGTATAATAGTATGTTTTCCAAGATTCTATTAATTCCAATCTTGGAAAAATCAAAACATGAAACTTGAAAACTCTATAAAAATTTCATGAAACAAAAGTGATTCTATCTTTTCCTAAAGAATCAAATAGGTTGTATAATAGTATGTTTTCCAAGATTCTATTAATTCCAATCTTGGAAAAATCAAAACATGAAACATGAAAACCCTATAAAAATTTCATGAAACAAAAATGATTCTATCTTTTCCTAAAGAATCAAATAGGGTGTAAAAAGCACAAACCTGAATTTTAATAATAATAATGAATTCATATATGGTATTATAATAAAATATAATAATATAAAAATATACCGATAATAATAGAATGTATAATTATTATAATGGAATTAGCTCAATTTTATTTACAATATCCGCAATAAAATCAATTTTTGTTAGTAAATTAATTTTATGGAAATATTCAAATATAATTTTACCAATAACATCATTTTTGTATAATATTGATTATAATAATAAATATTATGAATTTGTTGATTATTTTACGATTTATTTTATTTGTGCGAGTTACATTAATCATATTACAATAAACAGCATTTTGTCAATATTACTTGTGTATGAATTTATAAATTCGTATAATATTATTGTTGTAAAGAATATTACATTTTGTTTGAGTATTTTAAAATCGTTAATAAATACATATTATTATGATATAAATTTAGTTATAGTATTACTACCACATATAATAATATATATGTTATTATTCAAAGTGCGACAAGAATTATATTATAGAAATATAATGGATTATAATACAATTTTAACAATCGTTGGTCATATATGTATATTACATATATTATATATCACGTCATTTACATCGTAATTATAATTCCGCCATAATGACATTCTTGTGCCACGCATTTTATTCCATTTATATAACATTCAATTAAAAACTCTATAAAAATTTCATGAAACAAAAGTGTAAAGAATCAAATAGATTGTATAATAGTATGTTTTCCAAGATTCTATTACACCTTTAGACATTTAAAACGTCATTTTTTGTATTAATATCTATTATATAATGACTGGTAAAAAAAGGTCTGGATTAGCAAATGATAGACGAGCATATTCTTATACATGTAATATAACTAACATTTGTCCGTCTATTACAATATCTGATATTGCAACATTTAATACACCATCGTGGACATTAAACAATAATACAACTATTTTGCCGTGTCAAATATTAATTATAACTTCAAATATTTCTTTAATAATTCCAGTTGGTTTAACAATTACCAACAATGGTACAATTACCAACAATGGCACAATTACCAACAAAGGCACAATTGATATTAATAACACGGGTATTTTAAATAACAATAGTGGAGGCACCATTTACAATACTTACGAATCTATATCAAATATTGGCATAATTAACAATGCTGGAACAATTAACAACGATGGTGAATTTAAAAACTTTTACACAGGCAGTAATTTAAATAACAGCGGTAAATTTTACAATAATACTAGCGGTATACTTTTAAATGGTAGTGGAGCAAAATTTATCAACAATAGCGGAGGTGAACTTACAAATAATGGGTCAATTAACGGCGGGACTGATAGTGTGCTGACCGAAATTATTAATAATATTGGAGGTAAAATTTACAATAATTATAAAATTATCATATACGATAACAACATCTTTACCAACTATGGTAAAATTACTAACGTCGGTAATGGAAGTTTTAATGAATTTCGTATTACTAATAAAGCAATATTAAATAACAATAGTGGTGGAATAATTACTAATACTAATAGTGGCATAATTTATAATGAGGGTATAGTTACAAATGCTATTGGTGGCATAATTTATAACAATAGTTATGCCACACTTACAAATGACAGCACTTTTACTAATAGTGGCACAATTAATAGTCCAGAATCTAATGGGGGATGTGGAGTAGGAACAATCAATGGAACAATTGCAATTACAAATACAGGAACTATAAACACATCTAATAATGCTTGTCCATAAAATAACAATACTTACATAATATGATGTGTTTCCTCCCTAAATATTTAGATATTTTAATCGGCGTTTTAAATGTCTAAAGGTATAATTCCAATCTTGGAAAAATGAAAACATGAAACTTTATAATTTATACCGTCGAAGAATTAAAATGGAACTTTGTTCCATTTTTGTTTTCGATCGAATCCAACCGTAGGTTGGATTAATCTTGTATGTCCTACGGACATACTTAGATGTATGATCCTCAAGATGTTAAAATGCTAACAATTTTTGTTAAAATAATATAAATATTTAATCATTATAATAAATATATGAAAATTTATTATAGTGGAATTGGCTGTAATGAAACAGGAGAACATACCGAAAATGAATTTTTGAATATTATGAATAGAGAATTCACACATAAAACATGGAGATACGAATTAGAAAAAATTCCAAGAAAATCTCATTATCAACTTAATTTCAAAGATTGGATTTTACCTGATGATTTTATATTCTTTACATTAAAGGATTGGATAGAATATTCAGGTGCTGAAATAAAAGTTTGAAATGTAAAAAGGTGTAAAACTCTATAAGTAAAAAATAAGTGTTATTAAACACTCATTATTATTATTATTAAATTACAATTATTATTATTATTATTATACAAAACAGTTTAATGGTCTAAAATGTAATAATCTTGGTATTAGGATCATATACTCCAATCAAATCTTGCGTTTCAAAATCATATATATCATTTGTATTTTCATCAATGAGATATTGTTTTCCATTATAAATAAATTCTCGTGCATGAATTTCTTCATCATTATCATCTTCATTATCTTGGACTTCTGGCATCAAATCTACAATAGCTTCAGATACCATAGTAGTTTCGATAGGTGCCTCAACCACATTTTCTTTAGCTTTTGGTTCAGATTTAGCCTTTGGTTCTTTAACCTTTGGTTCAGATTTAGCCTTTGGTTCTTTAACCTTTGGTTCTTTAACCTTTGGTTCAGCTTTAGCCTTTGGTTCTTTAACCTTTGGTTCTTTAACCTTTGGTTCTTTAGCTTTTGGTTCAGATTTAGCCTTTGGTTCTTTAACCTTTGGTTCGTTAGTTGTTGGTTCGTTAGTTGTTGGTTCGTTAGTTGTTGGTTTAGCTTTTGGTTCAGCTTTTTTTCTTGGTTTCTTTTCAGAAACTGCTACCAAAACATCAACTGTTTCAGTTATTTTTGGAATATTGTTTTCTGGAACACCTGTAGAATTTAAAGGATTAATAATAATATTTGGAGTTACCTTAACTGATTGAACAGTTTCTGGAGAAGAAACCGATACTGGTTCGACTGGTTTTGCAATAGATTTTTTTTTGAGGTTTGTTGTCGTTGTAACGATTTCAGTTGTAACAACATTTGTATCATTAATTGCATCATTTCTGGAATTTGCAACTGCAACTAATTGAGTAATAAAATCGTCATTGTTATCAGTAACAACCTCTGTTGTTTTTTTCTTTCGACCTTTCTTTTGTGCTACTACTTGATCATCACTTGTAGAGGCTGACTTTTTTGATGCACGAGTAGCCTTTGGTGGTTTGTGATAATCAGCAATTGATTTGCGTAGTGTTTTCTGAGTAGCATTAAATTCAGATTCAAATTTCATATAAAGATCGGTTTGATTTTCAAGACTTTCATAAATTCTCAATTTGTCATACATGATAGTTATTATTGAATTATCAATAAAGTTACCACTAAAAAGCATATTTGCAAACCAGTAACCAAATATCATGTTTCTTTCCAATTTTGCAGGTAATTTTGGTTTAGCTACACGCTTTGATATAGTATCATTAAGCTGAGCAACCTCAACCTCAACACATTCCATAATAATATTTTCAACATTTGGATTCATTCTTAATTACTTTTTGCGTGTCAATAAATACCAATTATAACAAAAAAAGTGTTTCAATTTTTATAAATATTGGGGGTATATACGCATTTGTATAAAGTCTTATTCGAATACTGGGCCTTAATTAAGGTTATTTTATTTATGCAATCAAATAATTCAAACTTGTATAAATATGTAATTACCTTAATTAAGGCCCAGTATGTAGCTACTAATAGTGTTAATTTACAAAATACAAATAATTTTATTTAATGGAAAGTTGATCTAAAATTGAAATACTTTTTTTATAATAAAATGTATAGTATTAACACAAAAGAATTATGAATACAGAAATGAATAACAATGTTGGTTTAGTGAATCCATCAAAAACACTTATAACAGAAATACAAAATTACAATAAAAATCGGGAAAAAACAACGTATTTTAAATACGAAGGTATGTATAATAATAATATAAATGACTCTAATTGTATATTATTTCAGGAGAATGGAGCAGCAAATACTTATCACGAATGGATTTCAAAATTAGGTGAAACATCGTGCGCCGTTGAACCCAACGCCAACAATGAAGACAACCATGAAGACAACCAATACGATTATATAATTGATTCTGGAAAAATGTATTGTGTAAAAAGCAATAAAAAACGCAATTCAGACCCCGATTTTATACCAAAAAAGCCAATATTAAAAAGAACAGTATATTCAAATCACGAAACAATCGATTTCTTAAATATGTCTAAAGAAAACATAGCAAAATATCCAGAAGATTTTACATGGCCAACAATTCCGGATGAAAATCAATGCATAATTGATATATTAACTGATGATTTTCCATATGATACTGACCCAGCAGATAATGTGAATCGTCAAAGAAATAATCAAAATGATTGTTCAAATTTGAGTTGCTACTATTTAGACCCAAATATATTTGTAAGTCGATTAGCTCTTCCGGATTCAAACCGTAGCAACAATAATGAACATGTATGGGAACGTGAAACAAATAAACCAGAAATAGAATGGCTAAACACAACTCATGATTGGGAAAATACAACACGCGATTGGGAAAAAATTTCGCAAAATTCAAACCATTTTGAACAAACTATAAAACCAAAAATAGTTATTGAAGAAAATGAATTCTTTGCAGATTTAAAAGATTGTTTTGAAACTACAGAAAAATTATATGATTTAGATGACCCAGAATTAGAATATTTAAATTATTGTAATACCCATTTTGAAGAAGCCGCTTTACCACAAGTATCTGAAGATGGACCAATTGCTCCGCCAAAACCAATGCATCGATTATCCGGAGAAACAGACATTGATTTATATTTACAACGAATTCAGTCTAATAGATCAAAATAAAATAGTTAGACCATAATAATAGTTAGACCATAATAATAGTTAGACCATAATAATAGTTAGACCATAATAATAGTTAGACCATAATAATATGTAATTAATAATATGAAAATAAAAGAGTAAAACTCTTTTTTTATATTGGAGGTAATTACCTTAATTAATGCCCAGTATGTTGGTTTGTTTATAAATCATTTATCGATATCTTACTCATTTATCGATATCTTACTCATTTATCGATATCTTATAACTATATAAATTAATCTAATATACATTTTATAGTATTATATAATTATTCTAATTAATGCATTTACTGGAGTGATGGGTGTCCAGTGTCCAGTGTCCTATGTCCTATATCCTATATCCTATATCCTATGTCCTATATCCTATATCCTATGTCTTATATAATAAGTCCAGTGTCTTATATAATAAGTCCAGTGTCCAGTGTCCTATATAATAAGTCCTATGTCCTATATAATAAGTCCTATGTCCTATATAATAAGTCCAGTGTTCTATATCCTATATAATAAGTCCTGTGTCCTATATAATAAGTCATGTGTCCTATATAATAAGTCCTATGTCCTATATAATAAGTCCAGTGTCTTATATAATAAGTCCTATATCCTATATAATAAGTCCTATGTCCTATATCCTATGTCCTATATCCTATATCCTATATCCTATATCCTATGTCCTATGTCTTATATAATAAGTCCTGTGTCTTATATAATAAGTCCTATGTCTTATATAATAAGTCCTGTGTTCTATGTCCTATATCCTATATAATAAGTCCTGTGTCCTATATAATAAGTCCAGTGTCCTATGTTCTATGTCCTATATGATATATTTCATATCATATAGTATTAATAAAAATCTAAATAAATTAAATATATTTATACAAAACATTATATTATTATAGTATAATGTGTAACTGTCTAATTAATTCATATTATATTTTTTTATTTTATATATTTGGAATACCAACAAAAATAGATGAAAATACGGATAATGAAAATCAAGACATATCTTACCAAGAATTTTTACCAAATACTCATGATACATTTACAACAATTGACCTAAATGATAATATAAATAATCCAATGTTTATGCGACGATAAAAAAAGTTCATTCAATTAGAACTTTTAATTATTAATTATAATATTACATAAAATTACTAACTACTTTTGACTAACTATTTTTTGACTAACTACCACGAATCAACTGTATCAATTTCACTTAAATCTGGTTGAATTATTTTGGCTGGTTGAATTATTTTGGCTGGTTGAATTATTTTGGCTGTTCTTGATTCTATCCATAATTTATGTTCATCTGCTATTCTTTGTCGATCACTCTCAGAATATTCATCTTCTGAATCAGAATCTGCCCAATTTGTAGACACTTTTTTGAAAATACCCATTTGAGGCTGTTGTTTAGTAATTGGTGTTAACATAGGAGGCAAAACTGTAACTGGTTTTTCTACAACAGGAGCTTCTTTTTTTATTGCATCTGCAAAATTCATATCACACTTCAATTGATCACACTTCGATTGATTAGATATAATCGACTCAGATTCAAGTGGAGGAAAATCGAATTGAATTTTTTCTTTTTGACTTTCATCACGTTTTCGTTTGTTTGAACCCATAATATTGCTGTTACTCATTACTGTTCGATTTGTTTTAGCTACATGTTTTGGCTTAACCTCATCTTCAGAATCGGAATCAAGAACACCAAATGCATTATTTGAGCGAAATGATGTAGTTGTTGACTTGGATTCAGATTGTTTTTGACAATTGCGTTGTTGCATATTGCATTCCATTTCATAATCACGTTTTTTATTTTCTGCAATAATTGGACATTTTGAAATAGTATGTCCTAATTGTTTGCAATATCTGCATTCAGTTGCCAATAAAACTGGACATACCAGTTTGCTATCTGGAGAGGGCGTTTCTCTGAGAAAATGATCAGTTGGTAATATAGTATCTGTTTTCGAAAATTTATTTACATTTGAACAATGTGGACAACATGGAACACGAGCTGAAACACCACTATTTGTGTTTACAGCTGAGCGGTTAAAACCACTTTGATTACGATTACCTGTAGAATAATTATATTGTTTTGATACATTATTTGATGACGACATTATATTAATTTTAGCTCTAATGAATACAATTTAATAAAAAAAAAGTATTTCAATTTTATAGAATTATAATTTTATATAACTAACTATTTAAGATTATACAGTCAAAAGTTACATTGTTTATTTACATATATACACCAATGAACATTTAAGTTCACACACTTTGTTTCAATTGTTCAAAGGTGAAAATAATCTAAAAAGAGGACTCTAATAAAGACATTACTTTACCCGCATATATAACCCAACTGCAATATCATCAATATCATCAAATTCGGTTTTTACAACATTTTCCGGATTTGAGATATCTTCAATAAAATCCCATTCTTGTTTCCAACGTTCTTCCGCTAATTTACATATTTCTTCAGCAGTTGTAAATGAACAAAGTAATTCATTATCTTCATCTCCATCTTGAATCATATCCCAAAGACCATCCGTTCCAATAATAATAATAACATCATCTTCATTTGAAAAATCAATACGTTTTACAGCAGGTTGCAGTCCAGTAATTCCTCGATGGCCTAATGATTGTGTCGGCATTAAATTTAATTGAGTAGGGCATAATTTCCAATTTACATATGCAGAATCAACCATTGTAATTGATGTTGCAGACAATAATTGTGGTTTTAAATTTGGAACAATATTTGTAATATGTTGAATACGTTCTTGTTCCTCCAAATTTGACCAATTATGATTTGGAGATTTATAAACACATTCTTTATTAATAAAAACGCGTATTTCTGAATCACCCGTGCTTCTACAATCAACATAATTATCAAATATTTTAACACATGAAAATGTTGATCCAGAATTATATGGCATATATGGTTTTTTCCTTTTCAACATCATTTCTAATGCTAATTCTGGAGCAAATGGAGCACCAGTAATAATTTCAGTTGTATTCATTTTTTTAATACAATCAATACAAGTATTATCACCATGACCATCATAAACTTCAATCATTGTAAAATTTGTTTGTAAAATAGGATCAATATTATTATGTGATTTAAATATATGATCTTGTTTTTGTCCAAGTTGTTTATAACTTATTGATGATGTTGGAAATATTGGTTTTATTTCAGTGGAACATATAGCAGTATTTAATTCAAATGCAGACATTATATTATAATAACAGTTATAATATAATTATTATAATTAAAATCAAAATCAATTTTACACATTTGCAAAGATTATATATAATAATTCTGATAATTATTTACACCGCTAAACATTCAAAACAAAATACGAAAATAAATAGTATAATAAAAAATGATTAATTAGTTACAAATTTATATAATTATAAAATAAATGTTTTTAGTTATTACCACAAACCATTGCAGTATGTTTTAATCTATCTCTAACTGAAATATGTCCAATTTCAATTGCATGTTGTAATGCTTGTTCTTGAATTTTGTTTTGATCTTGATCACATTCTTGATCTTGATCACATTCTTGATCTTGATCACATTCTTGATCTTGATCCGGGTCTTGATCTTGATCACATTCTTGATCTTGATCACATTCTTGATCTTGATCACATTCTTGATCTTGATCACATTCTTGATCTTGATCCGAGTCTTGATCACATTCTTGATCACATTCTTGATCACATTCTTGATCTTGATCCGGGTCTTGATCACATATATTAGCAGTCGATTGATTAAAGACGTTTTCTTGATCTAATTTAGTTTTTAATAAAACTAAAAACTTTTCATGTTCTGTTTTTAAGGTTTCGCAACCAATTTCATCATTATCCACATTTTTCATATATGTATTCAAAATTGAATTATTAATATCATAACAATTAGAATCAGAACGTTCAATACATCCTTCTAACATACCATTACCAAGTTCAAACCCATATTTAGTATCAATACATTCTGCACAAAATCCAATAAATACTCCATTGATAAACCCATGTTTATAACATTTATAACAATGACCGCCATTTGATTCCGCAATTAAAGCAAATTTAATAGGAATTCGTATATCATAATTAACACCAAAAGCATTATAATATAAATTATTTGTTCCAATAAATATTTTAATATCAGTAATATGTTTCAAATCCATTATATTATTTAACAACTTAAATACAATTAATATGTAATTAAAAAATTAAATCAATTTTATAATAATAAAAAAATTACGTCAAATTTGGCCCTGAAATAATACAAATTAATTGTTTTTCTCCTGAAATTCTGTGTTCAATTTGACCATTCATTAACCCCGATTTAATCATCATTTTTGTGATTTCTGTGTCCACTATATATCCATTAGCTCTTAGATATGCAAAAATACTTGGAATATCATCTTTGCCCATATAATAATTTGTTTGTTTTTGTTGATTATGAGTTTTATATCTGCAAAGAACATGTATACAATTTAATGGATTATTTGATGTAATTGGTAAAAATTGAAAAGGCGATAATTTTACAGTGCTTATTGTTTTTACTAATTCTTGTAAAGGCCCTTCAGGCACAGCACTTAATGTAATGACTTGTTGATACGTTTTGTAATAAGTATTTAGAATAGGTTCTAAAAATAATGAAACCGTTTTGCTTTTATATTGGTCAAAAGGGCTGTCGTATTGATCCATTATATATATAAATTGATAAAACAATATAAAGAATACTTAATAGATAAGTATGTGTAAACGAACTATAATAAATTATAGTAAGTTAATACATTAGTATCATCACAGCAATTAAAAACTTCAATTATTATGAAAACCAATGATACTGCAACCAAAGCTCGTATAGTTTATCGGTAAGAATTTTGTGCTTATAACGCAGAGAGCTGGGTTCAATTCCCAGTACGAGCAAAAATATATATATTAAACATTTCCTAATTATTCATACAGCAATAATTACCATAATTTATAAATCGCCAAAGATTTTTTATACTATTGAAGAATTAAATTTACACTTTATTGCGGATTTTTCTTTAATGGTATAAATAATTTTTGTTTTATAGAATGAATATCGCAAATAAAAAATTTATTTCCAATCTTTTTACATTTTGATGATTATATGTCAAAATGTAAAAACAAAACTTTGTTCTATTTTACACCTTTGAACAATTAAAGGAAACGTTGCCGATAAATCAATTAAGACGCTTTTAGTTCCGGCTTTAGCCGGAACAATAACAAAGTGTGTGAACTTAAATGTTCATCGGTGTAAAGGTGTAAAAAACTAATATTACACAAAAGATGCATTTATCCAGAAGCACGGCTTTACCCTCTAAAAGTTAATGCCATTACTACGTAGTTATGTAAATCTATAAGTGTTTATCAAATACTTTTGCACAATCAAAGTTATTCTATATTTGTTTAATCATTTGTTTATATCTATTTGTAAATAAAGAATTCACTAAAGTTGACCACGGATTAGATACAGCTAATCCCTCAAAACCTTTTTCGCAAAACTGATTCAAAAGAGCTGGACTAAATCCACTCATAGTAGACACATTTGGTTCACGCATCAATGTTGGAAAACCACTTGTTGATCGCAAATTCCAAAACAAAATATGAGGAGGTTGATTATATCCAGCATTTTGATATTTTTGAACAATACCTGCATACATGGATTTATAATTAGAATCACCTTCAGATAATTGCATATCGGAAAAAATAACTAAAACCATTTTTGCAACAACTGTTGGCAAAACATTATTTTGACAACATGCTGTTAATATTAAATCCAATGCCTTATAAAAATTAGTGCCCATTCCAGAATTTGTATTACGAATTTGTTCAACCATATCAATATAATTTCCAGATAGTTGAACCCATGTAGGATTATTACTAAACGTCATAATACGTTTTCCTAAAGACGATTTTTCAGCTACTCTAATACCCAGTGAAACCGCAACATTATATGGATCCCCTCCATCCCAAGTCATTGATGCAGATGTATCAACCATAGCAATAAAATTATTTAATTCACCAGTTAATAAACTACTATCACGCCACTGTGAATTTAATAATTCAATTTGTGATATATATGTTTTATCAAAACGCAAATTTTGTCTTATTTTAATTAATTCAATTGCATTTTTGGTAAAACTAACCATTTCAACACGACCACCTTTTATTTCTTTATTATTTTGTATACGGTTAGAAACAAATTCTTTTAATTGATTCGCACATTGAATACGATCATATAGATACGATCTTTGCTTACCATTTTTATCAACATTATAAAGAGCTTTACTTTGCTTTATAAAAGTGACGGATGTTGTTTTTGCATGATCAATTGATGACCAATTGTCGGCACATTGTTTGATTTGAATTGTATCTAAATGTGCGTTTATTTTGCTGAGCATTTTGCGGTATAACATAATACATTTCGTTTGTGCCGATATATATTGAGCATTCAAACTCACCTTAACAGAACTCACCTTAACAGAACTCATAATATTTCTATAATAATCCATTGCTAATAGTTTATTTAACCATCCAAATTTATTAGACGATTGACGTGGAACCCATTTCGCAACTAAAGAAATTTTAAGATCCGTATTATTAGACGGATCATCAATAGCCAAATTATCAATATGCAATTGTGTATTAATCAAATTAATAATACGTAAAATAAATGGATGGTCATCGGCACACCCACACAATTTGCAATAATTTGCAAAATATTTCATATCTTTCCAAGATCCGTATGGATGAAAATTAGAATCAATCACTTTAGATTGATTATCAATAGGACTATGAACAAATGTTTCAAGTGCAAATATAGCCATTTCAGGAAAAAATTCATACCATACTAATAACATCATATAAGATAATTGACATTCACCTTTTCCATCAATAATATCACGTGTTTGTGCCAACAAACAATATAATACACGTAAATAATCATTTACAGGTCCAGAATCAATAGGACCTATTGGTTTTTCCAATTTTAATTTACGCAACAAACCACGCAAAATATCAGCTAATACATCAAGTTGTTTATTTGATTTAGTGCGAACCAATTGAAAATGAAATTGGCAAATTTTTTCTTGAAAATCATCAGACCAATTATATTCATTATGTCCATTTTCGCCAAAACATGTCGTGTTTGCAGTATAATTATCGAGTGCATCAATAAAAGAAGTCATAATAATAATTGATAAATATCCTAATATTATATACAAAAATATCTTTAAGTTAAAATAAAAAAATAAATAATGAAATAGAAAGTAAAGCAAAATGTAATCAGCAAATATTATTGGTAGAAAATAAAATTATTGAAAAACAGATAAATATAATAAAAATCATATATAGAATATAATATAAAATTGATTTACTTTTAATTAAACAAACAACCTCATATTCTACAAATAATTATTAATATAATGAATTCACAAATTAATCAAGAATCAGAAAATATCACAGTGCAAACATTTAGATTCAAATTTAGCCAAGAATTCACTGAACAAATGGCAAATTTTGCCAAGATTCATCAATATGATGATCGAAAAATATTCAAAGAATCGTGGCAAGAATGGATAAAAGATGACAAAATAAATTCATTAATAAATGAAGAAAATAAAAATTTGTTTAAAATGGGATATGAAGGCAATATATTGGAAAAAATGTTTAAAAGTGCACGATATTATTATAGAACTAAAAATAATAACAAAGAACCCGCCATTACACGAAAAGAATATGTCGGGTTTTCGCAAAATATGCTCGAACTTATGGATAATAATATTAAAGAACAATTTTTAAAAAATACCAAGACAGATAAAAATAATAAAATTATAACAAAAATTTCACCAGCAAATGCATATATAGAATTCTGTAATACATATTATACGGAAATAGAAAAAGAAACAAAATGTATATGTGATCAATATGAAAATAAAAATGATATAAATTTAAAATTCAAAAAAACATTTAAAAATAGATATTTTCTTATAGGTAAACAAAGATTTTGAAATTATTACTGAAATTACTACTGAAATTACTACTGAAATAACAACAAAAATAATTGTATAATTATGTATATAATATGTTTAAAAATACTTTATGTAAATTTTTTTTATAAAGTATTTTTACAGTTGATGATTTACACAATTTCGCATTTCCAATGCTTTAGTTTCCAATGCTTTAGTTTCCAATGCTTTAGTTTATGACAATGTAAAAAACTATAAATAATCATCACTTTTTTACTAAAACCCATTTTCAGTGTTGACATTTTCCAAGACAACCTATAGGATAATTTTTACAATTTACAAATTCAATATATTTACAAAATATTGAATTTATGAAAAGATTATTTATAAAAAGACCATTGTTTTGTTAATCTCTTCCGCTCCATATTTACTTACTTCGGCACTATCATCAATAATTTTACCAGTCATATCTTCTCCTGAAATACTTTTTGTCCAAGATTCGGCAATATACCATAAATCGTTGGTTTTTATTACATATCCGTTTTCGAGCTCAATGATCACGATTCTGCCGCAACAACCTCTTAGGAATGGGCCATACCGACCATTTTGATATAACCTGCATTCGATGTATCCATTTCCGGCTTTTCATCGCCTACCAATATATGTTTATTTGATTCTGTATAAAAACTGTAATAGCTGTTGGGTTTATTCGACATTGTGTTATAATATAAGTTATTTATTATTTAGAAGTTTATTCAATTTTATACCAATATAAAGGTTCGAACAGGTATAAATAAAAAAATGTGTAAATAAACAATATAGCTTTTGGCCACATAACATTTTCTACACTTTAGTGCGGATTAATTCTTCGACAGTATAAATGAAATTCATACAAATGTTAGTTCCTTGTAAATTATATATATACTATATAAATGACAGAACCAAAATTTATAGGACAAGGAACATATGGATGTATATATAAACCAATTATACCATGTTTAAATACACATCCAACTAATATAAAAGGTAAAGGCAAAAATAAAAAATACATATCCAAATTACAAATAAACCAAGTAGATTCAGAAAGAGAGTTTAAATTAGGAAAAATCATAATGGAAAAAATTAAAAAATACAATACAATGTTTGCACCAATTATTGAAAGTTGTCCAATTGATATTAAAGTAATAAATCAAACCGAATTAGAAAAATGTGATTTAATTACAAAAAATATTGAAACTGGAAAAAAATCGGAATTTAAAGCATATAAAATGCAATATGCTGGTAAACAATCATTAGGTAATTATTTGTTATCACTATTATCATCAAGTCCTAAAAAAATAATAAAACAAATGATTAAAACACATATATATTTATTAAAAAGCCTTGATAAATTAAGCAAATTAACCCCCCCATTTATTCATTATGATTTAAAAGACAATAATATAATGTATGATGAAAAATTAAATATACCAATTATAATAGATTTTGGCTTATCATTTGAATTAAATCCAGAAAAGGAATATAATAATACAATTGCTTATGACCAATATTATGTATTTTATGAAAAATACCCACCATGGTGTATAGAGTTAGTATTATTATCATATATAGTTCAAAAAATTATAAATAATAAAATAAATAATCAAAATATTTCAGAAAAAATCCAAGAAACTGATATTGAAAATTTAAAAAATATATGTAATATATTCATTTCCGAAAATGATGTATATAAAAATATTTTAGAAGAAGAAAAAACTATTTATAAACAAAAATTACATGAATTTATTTCAAGTTATCTTAAAAAATCATGGGAAACATTGTTTAAAGATTTACAAAAAAGCTATGCATCATGGGATAATTATTCATTATCAGTTATATATTTATTCTATATAAAAGATTTAATATCAAAAGTGTCCAATGTGATATTAGATGATTATAATATAATATTAAAAAAAATAATATTAGGAGTTCCGAATAATACAGGTGAACAATATCGACCATCAATAACCGAAACAATTGAATATTTAAAAAAAATAGCTACGTCAGTTAATAAAAAACAATATAACAAATTATTGACTGATATTAAATCGAGTATAAATATTCAATCAATTAATATAAATTTAAATAAAACTATATTAAACAATGAACTACGGATATAGACCGTTGAAGATTTAAAACGGCACAATGTGCCGTTTTTATATCTGTAAACGGGCAATTCCTTAAAGAAAAATCCGCACTTTAGTGCGGATTTAATTCTTCAATGGTATAAATAATTTACAAATGATATTTTTTGGTTTTTTTATGAGTAAATTCAGGTAGTAAACATGAATCATCAATAGATACTTTTTTAGTTTTTCTAAAATGTAAATTATGGTTTGATCCATCCGGTTTTTTAAGAATCGAAGTATATGAATTTGTAATTTCTTGGAAAATCATATATATCGAATTTAAATCATGGAAAATAAAAATAGATGCGGGTATTTTTATATCTTGCATAACAGAATATGTTTTTAAAAATTGCAGTGAAAAATTAGATATACCATCAATAGTATTTGATTTAATTATTGTATTAATCTGTGAAAATGATTGTATATTTTCAGGCTCTAAATCTACATTAAAAACTAAGATATCTAATAATCTATATTTAATATTATTAAGAATTTTCATTTTTTCAACTAATTTAATAACAAAATCATTAGTTAATCCAACAGTTATATTAGATAAATCAATTACAGTTAATGGTTGAACTGTGCTTACAATTTTATCTATATGATTTATTTTATTAATATAAATGGAATGGAGTTTAATTTCATTCATATTTTCACGTGCATAGTTTTGATCAATCTTAGATAAACGTTCAGTTTCAACAATCCATGACATATCTAAATTATCATCAAATTCTTTATCTGAATTATACATGTATATTGTTTATGATGATTGTAGATTATATTTATAATAAATAAACTTACCTTAAGTCTGTTTTTTGATGATTTGATATAATAATATGATGAGCTAATGCAACATAATCAATATAATTATTATATAAAAAAAGCGGTGCTATTTTAATATTTAACTGTATAAATGTTCAATGATATAAATGTTCAATGATATAAATGTTCAATGATATAATAATCTAAACATATTCTGTAATTCTGTTCAAAAATCCACATAAACTGCTCAATTTATTATAATTTCGTGAAATCAAATAAACCGAATTATCCTGTTTAATATAACTATATATATCATTATATTCACCAGAAAGACCCGCAGCATCAAAATTTTTAATAGAAAAACATACCTCAGTATCAGTGCCATATTCTACAGTTATATCTTTAAAGTCAGAATCAATATAATTATTCAGAGCAATTTGTTGATAATCATATGCTGAAACAACCTTACGACATTGATCTGCATCAATCATAATAAAAACGGGTGTATTTGACATTATATTAGTAGTGGTAATAATATATATATAGAGTTGTATTTAACCTTTTATACAATATTATTTATAATTGAATAAGAGATATTATTCACAAACTTTTATTGAAATCTTTTCCAAGATTTTTGAATTGGAATATAAAAAAACGTATAATTCACCCTATAAAATTGAACAAATATTATAATAATTAAACAAATATTATAATACAAAAATATCTAACGAAACAATGCACAATGAAATAATACACAATGAAATAATACACAATGAAACACCTGATAAAATCGTAAAATATAGATTATCAAAACAACCGCATATAATAGAATATCGAAAACAATTCAAACATCATTTAACAACAACACGATTTAATAATCTAACATGGTGTGAAAATAATACATATCGCCAACAACACCCAAAAATTGGTTGTATTTATCCTACAACTGAACCTAATGGTCAAACAATACCAGAAGAAGCCAACTTATTTGTATTAGAAATGAATAATGAACAAAATCGCATAATGGGAATAGGACTTGTTAAAAATAAACCAATATATAATAAATATCACGTATATAGTGACCCCAAATATAATTATTTTGCTTATATTGGGAAATATCGAATTGACCGCACAAATATGACTGATGAAGAAGAACGAATTATGAAAGTATTTGATATATTATGTTTTAAAGGTGCGCGACATATGAAACGTTTAGTTGGCCTTAAAGCATTTCCAATTGATATGTTGTATAATTGTCGAACAATTTTGGATTTAGTGGAGTTTATAACAACTATGTTTAAAACACGAATTAAACATATGGAAAATAGCTAATAAATATTTACACATTTTATAATTTACATCTTGAGTAAAAACGGTTTAGACTGTTGAAGATTTACACCCTTTAATATTTAAACCACTGAAGATTTAAAACGGGACACTTTAGTGTCTCGTTTTTACATCTTGAGGGTCATACGTCGAAAACGAAAATGGAACTTTGTTCCATTTTAATTCTTCGACGGTATAAAATATTTACAATTATAAAATATATAAATGGTATCTATAGATTTTATATAATGGACACTAAAAAAATGGATATATATGATGTAAATAAATATACAAATATAGAATTATATAATATTTTAGATTTAAACCAACCAACCGATCGTGAACTCGAAGCTAAAATACATTTTTTTATAAATAAATATGAAAATTCAAAAAGTAATGATGGTAAAAAATTATATAAATTTTTTAATGATATTTATGCACATTTATTTGATTTGCAATATAATGATGATGAAAACGATGAAAACAATAACCAAAATAATATACAAGAAGGGTTTGATGTATCATTTACTGGATTTGATTCATCATATCAAAAAATATTTGAACCATCGGGATCAATTTTGACTCCATTTGATTATCAAATAAAAGAAACACAAACCAATACTCAATTAAACCAAATAGCAAATGTTAAAACACAAGATTCATCAACAATAAAAACAGTTGAATATATTCCGGGTAATTTAAATCCTTTATTAAAACAAACTATTAAACGAATTATAAGTATAGATAGTCAATATAGAGATAGAACTACATACCCATTAACTACATTTTTTACATTTAATTTATCAGATACATTAACGGATGTTGTATCATTAAAACTATATTCAGTTCAAATACCATATACATGGTATACAATTGATAAAAGTTTTGGTAGCAATTTTTTTTATTTAAAAGGTATTTCACCCGGTATAAATGATGGTAATAATGATTATAAATTTGAAATAGAGCCCGGTAATTATACAGCAATTACTTTAATTAAAGAAATTAACAAATCGATACAAACTGCAAAAGAATCATATTCAATTGTAGATTTAAGTAATACTGATATATCATATAATGAATCAACTGCAAAATGCACATTTCATATAAATGCAGTTCAACGTTATAATGATATTAATTATGAACTTTATTTTCCATCATGGACTAATCCGGGAAATAATAATGAAATTGCTATTAATTCAAGATTTAATAGCATACCTGGATTTTTAGGATTATTAAACAATTCATTAATATCACAAAGTTCAACATATAGCACATATACAATATATTCAAATAATAATAATACAATTCCATTTGATATAACAAATTACTATACAATAGATTCAAGTAATAATTATTTGAATATATGTTTTTATACAGACATTACCGGTAATAAAACATATTCTGGAATTACTGAATTACCACCAACACTTAAAAACATAACTTTAAATTTTGAAACTGGCGTTTTTACATCAGACCAAATAATAAGCGCAATTAATACTCAATTTGATAATAATAAATTATTAATAGGTTCAAACATAGACAAAGACACATATAATAAATCATATATTTATACTTCTGGACATGAAACAATTAATCCAATATATCGATATAAAATAACAATTAAATTAAATAAACAAAATAATAAATATTATGATGGAATGAAAGCAGTATTACAATTTCCCAATGAAAGAAAAATTTGGTTAGGTTCAACATCATTATTCCAGTTTGATAATAGTATTAACGAATTAAATAATATTATTTCAGAATATGATACACCAACTACATCATTTTCAGTTAAAAATTCACCATATATATATTTAAAATGCAATAAAGAATATTACGGTAATAATGGAATTACAAAATATAAAATTGATAATATAACACCCGATAATTCAAGTAATCCTATTTATAATTCATCTATTAATAATCCATTTGATAATTCATCACTTATACAAAATACTTATAATATAATTCCGTCTAATACAAATGACTATTATATTAGTAAAGGAAATTATACACTTTATGGGGATGAAATGACTATAAAAAATAAATCAATAAATATAACAGAAGGGACAACTGATATATATGGTAATAATTATACAATTTATAGTAGCCAAAATTACACAATATTTGGTAATGCACTAATAAATGGAAATATAATTATACCCAAATCCAATAACACAACAAGCATTACTAGTAATAATTCATATAATATAACAAGTAATTGTATTGTTTCTGGAAATAATATTATTGGAAATATTCATATAACAGGTAAAACAAATGTTTTAAATGGAAATACAAAAATAATTACAAATAATAATAATACAACTACTATTACAGGTAATAATTATTATATATCAGGTAATTCATTTGTAAATGGAACAAAATATAATGGTAATATATGTATTATAGATGGCAATATAATTATAAGCAATATAGGGCCATATTCAATTTATGGAAATAATAATATAACACAAAACAATTTTTCTATAATTGGCAATACAGTAATTATAGGTTCTTTAACTGTAACCGGAAATGTAAATATATATAATTTACTAAATGCAAATATAACTGATATTAATGCTAATACAACTATAACACCTACAGGTAATAATTATATCTTAACAAATTCAACATTTAAAATTTCAACAGATAGTTCATATAATATAATTGGTCAAGATACAATAAATGGTAAATTAAATAGTATATATATAACAGGAAATGCAAAGATACAAGGTAATTCAACTATAAATTCACCATTAAATTCATTTAATATAATATCGGGATCAAACTATTTAATAGATACAATACTTGATGGAAATATTCATATTAATAATAATACAAATATAACAAATGCAAATATTAATATTTATAGCAACAGTCCTTATACTATAAATGGTAATGAATATTTTATAAATGGTTCGTCAAATATAACTGAAACATTATCAATTATAAATGGTAATATTAATATTACAAATGCAACAAATCAATGTATTATTTCCGGAAATAATTATTCTATAAAAGGTTTAGCTACCGTATCAAATTCCGTTTTATTAAATAGTGGAAATTTAACAGTTTCAAGCACAAACCCATATATAACAAAAGGAAATAATTATTCTATTAGTCCATCAAGTAATTGCATTATAAGTGGAAATACATATATTGTAAATGGAAATAGTATTATAAATGGAAATAATTATTCGGTATATGGAAATATAAGTGTATACCAAGATAATAGTTATAATGATTTTATAATTGATATATCAGATTCATCCACATATTTATTAAAAGATTATTTAAATGCAATTAATTTATCCGCAAAAAACATGGTTACAACTAATATTGCAAATGGACAAATGGATCTTGGAAGTAGTATAACAATTGATACAAATAATCCAAAACTAAATAGTAGTTTAAAATTTAAAATTAAAAAAACATTAAATTCAACTAATTTTAAGGTTGATTTATCAGATTGTTACTTAAATACAGAAATGAATTTTCCAAAAATATTAGAATTATCTAATAATATTATAAATACTTTTACATCTACAATGGATATACAGGGTAGTGGATATAAAATAGACAATTCAAATAATATAATAAAAATAATTTTAAAAGGAACATCAAATAAAGAAGTTCCTGCTAAAATTATAAAAATAGAAAACGGTACATATCCAGATATTATATCATTATGTAATATAATTAATAAAGCATTTACACAATCATTAAATAATATAAATAATATAAATAATATAAATATAATTGGAATAATGTCACCAACAACTAATATTACTACTAACAAAATTACAGTTATATTAAACTTATCTATATCAGCCACATTAGATAATACTAATTATACTGCATATTTATATGATGACGATTTAATTAAAACCAGTATACAAGATATTAGTGTTCCAAAATTTTATGGATATATAAATAATTGGGATAACTCATCAAATACATGGTATAACTATTTAAATATTCAAAATCAAAATTATAATTTAAATAATAGTAATATAGCAAATGAATATTCTGAAATTTCGGGAAATGATACAATTCAAAGTAATAGTATTACATTAAATTTATCCACTAATTATTTTTGGATAAAACCAAAATATGATAAATATGGGGGAGTATATACAGAAATTCCAAATCCAACAACTACTGGATTATATAATGATATTTTAATTACATTACCAGTAGGAACATATTCAAAAGAATTGTTACAATCATATATAAATGAACAATTCAATGCCAATGCGGATATATCGGGTTCATCAATTTCATTTATAACAAAAAATAATTTACAATATACATGTATTCGATTAAATATACATAAAAATTTTACTACAAAAGATTTTATGTTGGATTTTTATGATCCTGTAAGTTTTACTACATGTAATGTTGGTATGTCAGGACAATCTAGTATTCAAAATGTATTATGGGATGCAACTCTTGGATGGATATTAGGATTTCGTAATACTACATTATATTATTTAACTCCCGAAAATCAACAATATAATATTACAACTAACAAATATTACTATGATCAATTTCCACAAACACAATATACATATGATAATTTAAATAATGCAACTATAACGGGAGATACTTGTGTAAGCACATTTTTATATAATTATTTTATGATTATTTTAGATGACTATGTTCAAAATCATTTAAATGATGGATTAGTTACAATTACAAATAGCGAATCAAGTATTCCATTACCTTCTTATGCAAATCGTTCAACCCATAAATGTGATCCAATTACAAAAAAGCTAATAGTTACATCCACTGAAACAAATTATAATAATTTAACTGCAAAACAAATATATGCCGCAAATGAAATATTAAATATTAAACAATCGGAACAATCAAAATACTCATCTGGCCCTTTTATCCAAGATATATTTGGGTTAGTTCCAGTTAAAACAAGTGGAATGTCGCCTGGACAACCATATATTGAATTTGGGGGTTCTTTGCAATTACAAGAACGAACATATTTTGGTCCGGTTAATATTCGTCGTATGACAATTAAATTGGTAAATGATAAAGGCAGTATTGTTGATTTAAATGGATCAAATTGGTCATTTTCTTTAATTTGTGAGCAATTATATACATCTCAAAATAAATAATAAATCTATTATTGATAAAGACATATTTTATTTACTAGTTATAGTTGTTTATTTTATAAAAAATAATATACAATATCTAAAATATATGTAAATGATTTAATTCTTAAATTATTAAAATTTGGTTTTAGACAAAACCGTTCTTTATTGTATAATCCATATTTATCCAAGACAGATAATAATTAAATATTTTTTATAGTTATAGATTATAGAACATGTCCCAGAGTGATTATATTGAATATAAAAAAAGAGCAACCGAATTAAAAGAACAAACCAAATTACCACCAATTTTATCTGGGGATGATTACTGTGCATTTAAGCAATTTTCTTTAGAAAATACAGTTATAAATACAAAACAAACAAATAATCAATTAATTCCACCAAATACCAAAATTATATTTGATTCTCCAATTTTTAATTTGGATTGTTCTGGATCCAAGTTTATTTGTGGACAAGGAACACAAGCCAGACCAAATCGACAACAATTAAGTCAAGTATATATAGAACCAAAACAACCCAGTATATATGTGAAACATCCTAAAATAGTTTGTTCAAATTGTTGCACAGATACTGTAAATTCAATACATAAACAAAATATAAATACATTATTTACATTATGTAGAATAAATAGATTAAAAAATAAATTATGTCTATGTGCAGTGTAATACTTTATAATAATATTTTTAATTGACAAAATATTATTTATGATTATTTATATTTGTGATTCAATATTAGTTAATCTTAAATTGAGTTCAATTAATTTAGTTTTCAAATCTTGGATTTCTTTTTTCGAATCTTGGATTTCTTTTTTCGAATCTTGGATTTCTTTTTTCGAATCTTGGATTTCTTTAACTAAGATTCCGATAAAACCGTTATAATTAATTGACTGTGTATTTTCACCATCTTTTTCGCCAGTAACTAAGAAAGGAAAATGTTCTTGTACTTCATGTGCCAAGAATCCAACATCAATTTTGTTATTTATTTTTAAATTATAAGATACTGGACGCAATTTATCTACTATAAAATTACCATTTAATGGCATTACATTTGTTTTTAAACGATAATCAGATGTTGCATTAAATGAACCAGCAGTTACTGTATTTCCAGTATCAACCGTAATATTACCTCTGCATCCAATACCACCAGAAACTATTAATGCACCACTAGTTGGGTTAGTTGATTGAGTTGTATTAGTTACTGAAATATTTCCACATGTAATTAATTTATTAGCTGCAGTAATAGCACCCGAAAAAAATGATGTAGTTAAACCGGATACTGTAATATTACCGTTTGAAATTAAATTACCAGCATAAATATTACCAGAATAAATATTACCAGCACATCCAATACCACCAGAAACTATTAATGCACCACTATTTGTGCTGGTTGATGGAGTTGTATTTCCAACTGCAATATTCCCAACTACAATATTCCCACATGTAATTAATTTATTAGCTGCAGTAATATTACCTTGACAATTAAAACCACCTCCATTATAAATACCACCATCATCAACCACAAGTGTCGAATCTGTAATTGTAGGAAATTCGGTATTTGCAGCACTTTTCATATTAAACCCTATTTTTTGTTTTGAATTACCATATACTGCACCTGAAATATCTAAATTATACATTTGGATATTCGCATTTGAGCTAACAATAAATGATGGTTCTAATCTATTAACCAAAATAACTCCAGCACCATCATTATTATACAATGAAATACAATCAACAATATTATTGTTGTTGTTGTTGTTAACTGCATTGTTTTGAATTCCAATTATAAGTTTTGAATTAGTTGTTCCAATTTGAGTAATCTCAGTTCCACTATCACGATATTCTATATAACCATAGTCATTTTCATTTGCCTTACTTGAAAACATTATACTAGATACTCCTTTACCATCAGTAGCTTCAGGGTGTTTTATTATTAATGTTCCAGAACTATTTGATGCAGCAGTTCCATTACTTAGATCATATATAGTTACAGGACCTATTATATTACCTTCAATATTACCACCAACAACTAAATTACCAGCACAACCAATACCACCAGAAACTATTAATGCACCACTATTTGTGCTGGTTGATGGAGTTGTATTAATTACTGAAATATTCCCAACTACAATATTTCCACATGTAATTAATTTACTAGTTGCAGTAATACCACCCGAAAAGAATGATGTAGTTAAACCCGATACTGTAATATTACCATTTGAAATTAAATTACCGGCATAAATATTACCAGAATAAATATTACCAACACATCCAATACCACCAGAAACGATTAATGCACCACTAGTTGTGCTGATTGATGGAGTTGTATTCCCAACTGAAATATTTCCAACTACAATATTCCCACATGTAATTAATTTATTAGTTGCAGTAATATTACCTCCACTAATATCACCTTGACAATTAATACCACCTCCATTATAAATACCACCTGCATCAACCACAAGTGTTGCAGCTGAAATTAGAGGAAAATTTGTGTTTGCACTTTTCATATTAAACCCTATCTTTTGTTTTGAATTACCATATACTGCACCTGAAATATCTAAATTATACATTTGTCTATTAGAACCATCATCCGTGTCGTCAACAAAAAATGATGGTTCTAATCTATTAACCAAAATAACTCCAGCACCATTATTATTATACAATGAAATACAATCAATAGTATTGTTGATGGCGGAGGTGTTGCTGTTAACTGCATTGTTTTGAATTCCAATTATAAGTTTTGAATTACTTAGTCCAGATGGGTCAAACACAATTCCACTATCACGATATTCTATATAACCATAGTCATTAGCATTTGCCTTACTTGAAAACATTATACTAGATACTCCAACATTTCCAGTAGCTTCAGGGTGTTTTATTATTAATGTACCACTATTTTTTGATGCAGCAGTTCCATTACTTAGATCATATATAATTACAGGACCTATTATATTACCTTTAATATTACCACCAACAACTAAATTGGAATTCATAGAAACATCTTTTGAAACAATCAAATTTGCATTAACCGTCAGATTACCTTGAACATTTGTATTACCACCAACAACTAAATTGGAATTCATAGAAACATCTTTTGAAACAATCAAATTTGCATTAACAATTAAATTACCTTGAACATTTGTATTACCACCAACAACTAAATTGGAATTCATAGAAACATCTTTTGAAACAATCAAATTTGCATTAACAATCAGATTACCTTGAACATTTGTATTACCACCAACAACTAAA